TAACGGTGGTGTATAAACCTAATGAATTGTTTATTTGTTCGTTTAAATGCAACAGTAACGTTTCATAACCCGTCAGTTCCTCACGTGTTTCCTCTCTCATGTTTTGCAATATTTCTTGCTCGTGTGGGGTAACTGGATTCAACGCCGCATATCCTTTTCTCGTTTTGGTTTGCCCAACCGCCTTTACTGTACTGCGGCCATTCAATCTGTATGTATGGTGTGTTACAATGCTCGGATATTCTGCATTATTCTTGTCCACATATTTTATTTTTTGCAACGGCATCAACCCAATCTGCGATTTTACAACCACATTGTATGGATGGTAAACCAAACCATTGATTCTGTTGTATATATTACCCAACACGGTTTCCAACTCTTTCATGTTGTACAAAATCAAATTTCCGATAATTTCAATTGCATATTCGTCAGTTCCAACCAGAACATCTTTATACTTTACGCCTGTTATCTGAATCGGCTCTTTGTAAAAATCTGAACCTTCGTAACGTATGCTTCCATCTATCTCAAAATCACTGTCCTTGTACCAACTCATTTGCAATTCGCCGTTACCATCAATATACGCACACGTTCCAGTAATTTCGGCACACCATCTCAATACCGTACGGAACGTATCAGCCTGTGGTTTTTCGTTTATTACCACATCTTCGTTAATCAAATCCAAATTACCTATCACAATATCGCATTTATCACAACAATCACTGATTATGTCAGCAACGGTCGCTGGGAATAATAGGTCGGTCTCATATGGCTGGTCAAACTGCACCATTCTATCCAACGCTCTTATTGTTATCGTGGATAATTTTCTAGGAGGTTCATCAACAGTAAAGTACCCCATTGGCACGTCGTTCACACGAACAAACAAATCTTTTCCTTCAAAAACAAAATCGTCCCAGCGACCGTCACTATTAAACATTTTAAAAGACAGTTCGGCCGCTACAGCCGAACCCAACTCTATATTTGCGCCTGTTGCGCTGTATCTATCAATTGTCAAACTGTTTTGCACTATGTCGGCATTAGTAAGCTGTATTCCATCACCATTTATATATACCCTATCCATTTGCCTCATCCTCTGCGTGACATTTTTCAGATCTAATATTGAATTGAATCTGTTCCCATACGCCCAATACAGCGTTATATAAGTTACTGTTTTTGTCGCCTGAATAAAACCGTTTTGTAATGTATCCACCGGCTTTCAAGTCCAGAAATTCAACATCCACATATTCCGGCCAAAACAAATTAATTACATGGGAGCCTTGCTCGGTTGCAAGGTTTTGCCAACCCAAATCTATTCCAACGACAGTACCAATTCTGCTTTTAATCATTGTTCCATCTTCGGTTCTTCCAGCATCCTCGCTTGACTGGTCTGAATAAATCAGCCTGTATTGACTGGGCTGTACCAATAATGATTGACCGTCAACCGTTTTAATTGCTTCAAAAGCCATGCTTTACACCCCCATCGCAATAACTGTTTTCCCGTCTCTACGGTTCTTTCGTTCAGCAGCTGTGATAACGTCACGCGCTTTAACGTTGCCGGATTCATCCATAATAACGATTGTCCAATTGCCCTCGTTGCTACCACCACCAGCTTCACGCATTCCTTCCTTTATTGCGGCTTTTAATGCTTCTGTAATCTGTTGATTGCTTGCAACTACGTTTTGGTTGCCCATTCTACCGATCAGTTCTGGTCCTTGTTCGTTTGCGATAAAAAGTTCGCCACGCTCTGGAAAACCACCGGTAGCATATGCGTTAGGCAACATGTCAAGCCACTCTTTCAATCGCGCTCTTTGTTCTATTATTTCCCACGCTTTCGCCGTATCGCCCTTGTAATCACCAGGAATAAATAAGTCCGCTATAGGTATGCCTATGTTTTCAAGATTCCATCGCAAAAACGAATTTTTTTCATACCTTTGATAATTGTCCGGCATTTGAGATGCCAGCTGCGTGTCTACCGCTTCTATAATCTTTCTTAAATTCGTTTGCAGGTCGTACATTTGCCTGTTGTAAGCGATTTCCACGTCAGACAGCGCTTTGTCTAAACTCTTTCCAGACAAGGTGGATTCGTATATTGCCTCCTGCGTAGCACGCCATTCGATTAGTTTGTTATAAGCGGTATCAAACTGCTGTTGAATTTCGCTCAGTATTTCTTTAACATTTTGCTCACTAATTTTTCGTCTGCCTGTAGCTATATCTTCAATCATTACCTTTGCCTTTTTAGCTTCGATTTGCGATTGAAAATTAGCCAGGTTCGTCATTTCGTTTATCAACTGCTGTATACGTTCTAACTCGCTGTCTGTTAACTTGCCACGCTTTTTCATTGCATTTTCATATATATTTGTTATCTCACGCTGAATCCCTTCAATCCTAGACTTCTGGCTTGCATAATTGTTGCTAATCTCATACAGGATTTTCTTCTCTTCCTCGCTAATGAATCCATCATTCATCAATGCCAGTTTTGTATATTCCTGCAATGCCGTGTCGGCTGTGGTTTTCAGTTTTTCCTGTACAGTGCTTATCATGCCTTCCAGGTCAGCCAATGTATCGCTTATGATTTGCTCGTTCTCTTCCGCTGATTCTCCAACTCTTGTTACGTTGTAAGCAAAACTGTCAGCATATTCATTGAAACGTGTTTCAAGATTCTTAATTTCTGTGCTGTATTCCTGTATAGCACTATGCATTTTGTCGATTTCTGAACCCAAGTTCTGTGTCAGTCCTGCCAGTTCATAGCTCGACAATCCTATTTCATCATACAGTTCCTTTAATGCCGCGTCCCTTGTCGCTTTCGCGTGACCAACTATAACGCCTGTCAATGCGCCAATAGCACCAACCACCAAACCTATTGGGCCTAACGCAACGTACATAGCCGTACCTACACCGGCAATAGTTAATACCAATTGCGGCAATACATCTTTCAAGTCCTTTGTTCCACTCGTTAGGTCATATGTAATATCCTTGAATGATGTAAATGCAACCAATGCACCACCAGCGCCTATCAAAACCTTTGTTGCTAACGGTATTGCACTTCTGAATCCTTTAAGTCCGGCATTAAATGCTGCAAATCCTGTCGCACCGCTGTTCAATGCTATTGCAAATGCATTCTGGAACTCTATCAATGGTTTGAATGTTCTAAGGAACAATGCAATCGCATTAACTGTCGATATTACTTTCTCGGCCACGAACAACCCTGTAAACACAGCCAAAAATGGAACCAACTTTTCAACTATGCCTTTTACTTCATTGTAAATTTCCGTTCCTTTGTCAACGACTTTATCAAGCCAGTCATCAATGCTTGGCAGCTTAATGTCCAAATCGAAACCGCTCAACCCTGGCGCAAGTGCTCCCTGCTTCGGCTTGCCTAAAATATTTATTTCGTCAATGCCTGCCATTGCATTTTTAAACTTTGCAACCTCTTCATTGACATCTCCGAAGGCGTCACCTAAATCTATTATGTCGTTAACCATTCTTCTGTCATAATCAATTTTTGTCAGCTCAAATCCCAACAATGTTGCGATTTTGTTTGCCACATCCGTCAAAACCTGCACAAACGCCTGTACGTAAGGTATTACCTTAATCAATATAGGTATCAGCATGTTACCCAATGCTCTACGCAACTGAACTATTCTCTGGTTCAATATTCTCAATGCGTTTGCAGGTGTCTCTAATGTGGCCCCCATATCGTGGAATACATTGGTGGACTGCTCCATGATTGTTACATATCTCAATAGTGCTTTCTGTGCTTGTGTAAGCTCGTTGAAATTTATTTTTATACCATGATTTAAAGCTGTCTGTTTCAGTGTTGCTTGGTCAAGCGCATAACCCCATCTACGTAGCGGTTCTAACTCACCAGCCAAACCGGACTGGAACTTCAGCGCCGCAGTTTCAATATGTACGTTAAAAAACGAAGCAGCGTCATAAATTAACTGCGTCAGGTTTCTGGACATTATGGTTGCCTTGTCCTCAAGCACACCAAAACCATCCGAAATCTGTTGAAAAATACCTTGGTAGCGCATCCATTCTGAACTGTCAACACCCATGATACGCTCAACAGCTTTTGCATATTCATATGCAGATTCAGCTGCCTTGCCCATAGTAACTGTAAACAAGTTCAAGTTTTCTTGATACTTGTTCGATTCAATTATCCAATCGCTTATAATGTTTACGGCTTTTCTAATGGTGTAATAATACAGATTCAGTTTTGCCAATGCCCACGTCAAGCCACTGCCCATGCTCGTAAATGAATTGCCAGCTTGTTTATTGGAAGCTTGCAGTCCTTTGTTGCTTTCAATTATTTTCTGTATCCTGATCGGGAATGCCGCAAAACCTTTGGATACTTTCTCCATTTCGGTAGCTAACGGCCTTATCGCATCTGTGACTCTTCGGATTTGTTCCGCAAATTTATCCAAATCCATTTCATTCAATAATTGCGATATTTCGGGCAATTTTCTCAAACTGTTCAAAAACGAATTTAAGTTATTCTTTTCCAGCTGTTTTAAAATGTTGCCTGCGTCAACCAATTTTTGCATTTTATCGGTTATGTCAGGCATGTTGCCCAATGCTTCCAATGCTTGTGGCAACTTGCTAAGTCCGGTTACGCTAAACTTAAAATTGCTTAAAGGCTTGAGAGCTTCCGCAAGCTTGCTCAAGCCAGAATAATCAGTAGTTTTTGCTTTTAGTTTATCAAGTGTTGCTATAAGTTTCTCCAGACTACTGGAGGCACTTTCAGAGCTGCCCTGTATCTCTATTTGAAGTTCTTCAATTGTTGCCATTCTCTCGTGCCTCCTTCTTCCGTTTACTTGATTCTGCTTGTGCTCTTAAATACTTTGCTCTTTCTTCTATCTTCCTACGTTGCACTCTCGCCATATCTTCCTTCGTCAACGGGTAAGGCTCTTCCGGATATGGCGCTTGTTTGCTTCCGTGCAATGCACATGCTATTGCGTCCATTGTGTATTTATTGTGCAACCAGGCTCTGAAGTTTTCGTTGTGCCTCTTTATATCCCACGCCTTGCGATATGTGACAGTCAACCAAGGATCTCCGTTCCAAAACTCGTCTATTGTCATTCCTATTGCAAGGTAATGTGGTAAAACTTCGTTAAATAATTCTGTGTACTTTATGCTTTCGTCGGGAGAACCTTCGTCTACCAGTTCTTCCCCCACTTGGCGTTTCCCTCGCCACTGCCTGTCAGCAACGAATCGAGTGTATCCACATACATTTCAATAAGCGCTTCGATTAATCCATCCTTGTTCTCCAAATTGTCGAAAATTTCTTCAACAACTTTTCTTTTAATGCCAGGGTAGTTCTTCCTAAATGCGCCGTAAAACAACAGTGGTGTCAGTGTAGCTGGTTTATCTGCTAGGTCTTTCACAACAAACCCATGCTGCTCCAAAAATTCAACAGTTTTTCTGTTGATTTCCAGTGTGTAATCTTCCCCTTTATAACTAACCGTTAATGTTTTTGCCATTAAAATTTACCCTCCTTAAAATCATTAATCCAAAAGTTCAATATCGCTTGTTGGCAAAATTCTTATTTGCATATCATGCGGTTCGCCAACACCACTACCCAACACTCTCACTTGCAAATAGCCTTTATATCCAAATTTGCCCAACGAACCTTCCAGATCACCCAAATATTCAGCAAACATCTGCTCTGTGCCTTCCAATACTTTCAGTGTTTCAAAATCAGTTAGGTCATAATTTGCTATAAACACTTTAACTTCATTGGCCTTTATTCCTGGTTTGTATTTTCTGACAGCATCAGATTTTGTGGTTATTTCGTAAGCTTCGATTTCGCCGTGTATGTCAGGCGTGTCTTTTACGTCAACCAGCTTTGCATATGTAACTGCACCGCCTTCCCCTTCAGTGCCCAACATTAAATAATGCAAAAAATCAGCAGTACTCATGTCTTTACCTCCTTGTATAAATATATCCGTTGTTTCCAACTGTGCCTGTAAATCTTAAAACCTTTCGTGCAATGCTTGGGTCTGTCAGATTTGGAACTTCCGTTACACTAACCACTGAAAATCCCATTTCAAGCATTGCGTCTACAATTATTTTTTCAATTGCTTCAAGTTCGTCCAAAGCTCCTGCTTCCTTGTTGCTTGCCAATTGCCATTCATATCCGTGATTCCACATCACAGGTTTGTTGCCTATTGCAGTTTTCTTGTCCACAGATTTTTCAATCTGTGTCATATAACAGTATGGAAAATGTTCAGGCCTCCATTCTGGCTTGCGTGTCAGGTATACATAACCTTCATGATATTCTGCTCTTACTTTATTCGCAACCATGTTAAAAACCGTTTTAGCGTCAATCAAACCTGAACACCCCCTTTGCTTCCTCTTCTGCAATATCCTCCAAATACCTTGCGGTGTAATACATGAATGGTCTGCTTGGCATACCCGCTGTCCATGCTCTTAATTGCCCTTGTGAATCAGTCCACTTGTACGGATTGCCGTCCGATTCGTCTGTTGGATACCACCATCCCGCTGCGCCATGATTGTTTATGTCGTACTGCCACTCAAACTCATTCACCAACGGATGATGAGGTGCTTCTTTCCCAACGAATCCTGTTCCAAACTCAAAATACATGCTGTGTGGCGCCGTGGATTTAACCAACGCTCTCCCGCTTTCCATGTGAACCGCCTCAATCCATTCCGTTATCCCAGTGTGGGAAAAATATGCGGCTCTTTCCACATAATCGATTGCAAATTCCTTTCCTTTGTCAGCCAGATTGTTAACCAACCTGTCAGTTCGTTTCGCCAAACTGTTTTTGTAATCAGTCAATAATTTTATTGCGTCATTTATGCTTTTGTCGTTCAGTTTAACAACAATTTTCTTCACTGACGTTTACCCTCCTGACGGGTATTCGCACAACATTCAAACCTTTCATTGGCGGCGCAACCACTATGTAGTCATGCGGTTTTGTCGGGCCAACATCTATCCACAAACGCGTCTTGTCCATTATCGGGCAATCCATATCACAAACTATCAATTCTCTATCGTAAACCACATTAGCACCATACAACTGTATATTTTCTCTGCTTTGTCCTGCCGTAACGTGTGCCTTGTATTTTTTAGGCTTGCCATAGCCTGGAACAACGTTTCCCCACTCGTCTGTTCCTTCGTATGACCCGAATGCCGAATACCATATTGTTTTTTTGTTTCTTTCCAGCCCACGCATTCAGAATCCCACCTTGGCCTTCGGCACAATTTCTTTCAGCAAGCTTTCTGACACTCCAGGACTTTCATATGTCCTGTCAATTCCGCCCTCCGTGTGTCGCAACTCACCTTCGGCACCACGTTTGTTGTACAATTCAACAGCTATTTGCAGCTGTAAATGTCTATACTGTGGTTCCACGTCCATATCCTCGTTATAACCAAATGGGAAGCGCCGTGCTAAAATTATTAACTTTGCCATATCTAAATACAGTTCAGCTTCCTGATCTTCAATTGCTTCGCCCAACAACAACTTAAATCTCTCAACCATGTTGCGCTTCCCTCCTTTACAAATTATTGAACCTTCAGTGTGTAAACTCTGTCCATAGCCTCGAACGAAGGCAGTATGATTGCAGAAGCATATACCTGGATGTTTACTGGATGCGGCTCAACATATGTAGTAACTGCTATGCCGCCGCCAACAACCTGCACGCTTGCTGCGGTGTTTCCTGTACGCAAATCGTACTCTTCCGGAGTAACCCCATAATGCATTCTGCCTAGTGGCCCTGCGGGAGCGAGAATCACATAACCGGTATCAAGATAATATCTTTCAACCTTGTTCTCGTCCTTGAATATGCCATCCTCTATGTAAATCCTTAAACCAGTTTTCTGCTCGATAAACCTTTTGGCTTCCTCGTCAGTCACTATGATGTTTGCTGCACCAACGGGATTCATGGCCTTTGCAATGCTCTCGGAAACAATCATGCCTTCAAATGTTTCGGAGTTCATAATTACTTCAGATACCAATACGCCTTTCAGACGCATGATTCTCTTTGCCTCAAGCAAATCCTTTATTGGGTTGCTGTTAGCCTTGTTTCCTTCAGTCCACTTTGCACCGGCAGCCAATGTCTTTTTGTTGCTGGCTGCCCACTTGCCGTTAGGGTCATAATTGTAATCGTAAGCAGCAGTCCTACCAGTGGTATCCCCAGCAGCAACGGCTATTGTTCCTGTTTGCAGTACGCTGCAAGCCATTCTTCTAGCTTGTACAATTGCGCCGTCTATCAAATTCTTTGCGTCATCATACAGCCTTAAAATCATTGGCTTTGCAAGGTCTGGAGCCGCCTGAAGTGTCGTCAACAACTCCTGTCTCTCAAGCTCGCCAATTCTCATTGCTTCACGGAAAAACGGCATTTCAGTAATTATTTTTGCAATACCAATTCTGTCCCTTACGGAAGCTTTAGTGTCAAATGCTGAAGGCTGCAGTGCAACCGGAACATCGTTGTATCCCTTTATCCACGACAATTGCAATCCGGGTGTTCTCTGGTTTGGAAATTTCGACAAAACATGACTGTCCGTAGGAATTTCTGCCTTCATTGCCTCGTAATATGCACCTATGTTTTTTGCATCAAATATGTCAATCAATTTTGGCATCATTATCACCTTCCTTTATTCTGCAGCCGATACTGTTGCAATTGTTACTGCCTGTGCAGGTGCCTCGTTGGTTTCAACTACGTCAGCACTTGGTTTTACTGTTACGGTTCCAGCTTTTACGGCTGTTCCCGCTGTGGTTTTCAGCGTAAATATAGCGTTATATCCGTCGTCGGAAAGTGCTATGCTATCCACTGTTACCTTTGTAGTGCTTTCGCCAGTAATTGTCCATTTTTCTTTTTCAGTTGCACCGCTTCTGAAACCAATCCTTTGTTTAAATTTAACTGCTACAGTCTTGGTTGTAGCATCCGTACTCTCAGCAACATATGTAGCGCCAGTAATATTATCAGTATCCCAAACAGGGATATTTGTCCCGGCAAATGGCAGGAAATTGATTCCCTTCAATGCTGCTATAGCATTTGAGCTTGGTGCTTCTGGTAATGCTGCAGTATATACGTCAGCCTGTATGGCTACTGCCAGGACTTTGTCACCGTCTGTCACGTCATAATCATTTACTACAATTCCAATGGCTGTAGTGTCATTAGCAGGATAAATAGTTCCCGCCTGAACTATATATCTCCCATTAATTTGTGTCGCCAACCCGGGCACAGAAGCTGTCGCCTTTGCGTGTTTGAATGCATAAGCAACTATTCCGTCCGGTCTCGCAAAAATATTTTTTTGCGTACTTGCGCCTACTTCCACGTATTTCACGCTCATGTCTTAATTACCTCCTTTTTTAAGTCCCAATATCTTCAAATTCTCATCCGCCAGTTTTGCACCCCAACTTTCCGCCTGGTCACCGTCGGAACCTCCGCCGCTTAGTGGTGGCTTCAGTGCCTCGGCCTTTGCTGCATTTACAAGCTCCTCCGCATGTTTTGCGCTCTCTGTCGCAACCGTGTCATAATCACCTTCAATTAATGCGTTTGCCACTTTCAATGCCCTTTCAGCGGAAAAACCTTTTTGCAAATACTTCTTTTCCAATTCGTTAACCTGAACTTTCTTTCTCAACATCTCAAGCTCTTCAAGCTTTTGTCTTTCAAGTTCGGTCCTTTGCTCTTCTTCAGTCATTTTGTCACGCAACTGTTTTTTCAGCTTCGCAACCTCGGATGCCGTCTTGTCAAATACTTCCTTTTTTACGTATCCTTCATACAAGTCCTTGTCTTTCAATGCCGTTTCGATTTCTTCAATCGTCATGCCTTCTTTGTAAGCATCTCCAAGTAATTCCTGTAATGTCATTTAATAAATTCCCTCCTGCGTTTTTTTATCGGTGTTCTCTCACCGACGTATTTTTGTGTTTTTTTGTCAAGGTGTTCTCTCACCTGTGTGTTTTTTATGGTGTTCTCTCACCGAGCGCCTATGCTGTGCCGTCAAATTCTGCCTTCACCTGCTGCTCGCTTCCATCTGTCGTCACTTTCTCTAGCACTTTCCATTTGTCCAAATATCCGCCCGTCTCAGAATCCATGTAAACCTGCTGTGGGTCACTGAACAAATCACAGTGTGATATAGCAACCCTCGGATGTATTCCTGCCTGCAGCATATTCATCAATCCCTGTGTCTTGACCAACAAGTTAGCCGTTTTATTTCTATTGAACTTAACGTCAACGTCGCTTAACTTGAACTTCAAATCACTGTTCTTTATCTCGCAAATCTTCTGTATCAGCATCAATTCCTCACGGTGTGATTCCTCATACAGCAATTCGGTGTTTTTCGCTTTTTCCTCCGCCATTTGCCAACCATCAGACAGTTTCACCGCGTCGCCAGTATTTCCACCTGTTGATCTTTCCCTGCCTGGCACTCCGCAAATTTGCAGAATCTGCTTATACAAATAATCAGCGAACATCTGTATTCCGGACTGATTCAAAGGTTCAGCCAAATACTTAATGTCAGCTTGTACACCTTGTGTCGATTTCGTCTTAATCAGCCCCAAACGGAGCAATTCCTTGTATTCGTCCTCGTCAATGTCGCAATTATTCAGCCACAATAAACTCTGCACAAATTGCGAAATATCATTTAATCTGTCAGAAGTCAGAATATTCAATGCGTCAAGCAATCCAATGACAGGCTCAAACGAACCCATATAATCGTCATTATTCCGATACTCCACAATCGGAACCATTCCCAAGCCATGAAACTCACGGCTT